GCTGAAGACATGGCCAAACCTTACGGAATGAGCGCCAAGTCCGACGAAAAGGCCGACAAGGCCGTGACCACTTTGGAAAAAGCCAAGGCCGACGCTGCTGGTGCAGTGGCGGTTCCCGCTGAATCGAGCCAACCGCTCGGCCGGGCTGAAATCCTCAATCAATTCAACGCGGAAAAGTCCCCGGCCCGTCGGTCGGAACTGCTCCGCAAACTCGGGCTGTAAGGCCCAACTAGGAGAACACTACAATGGCCAATACACTCGGAACAACGAATGCAAACGTAATCGCACAGCGTGCGTTAGAGCTGCTCGTGGCGGATTATAGTTTTTTACGGAACTCAGTCACCGATTTTTCGTCTGAGGCTGCAAAATACAACGCATCGATCTACACCCACCGCATCTCTGCGACAACCGCCCAGGACTACTCGCAGGCGAACGGCTACGTGGCGAGCGCTACAACCCAAAGTGATGTCGCAATAACTTTGAATAAATTCAAACATGTGACCTATTCTGTGGACGATCAGGAGCGCACCAGCTCCAACATCAACCTGATCGAACGGTTCGCCGGTGCGGCCGCTCACGCTCTCGGGTTGCAGATGGTCGGTGACCTGCTCGCGCTCGTCACTTCCAGCAGCTTCACCTCCGCGCTCACGCAGAGCTCGGCAACCTTCAGCTACGCCTCCGTGGTGTCGGCTGGAATCACCCTCAACAACGCAAACGTTCCTCAGCACGATCGGTACGCGGTTCTCGCCCCTTCGTTCTATGGCCGTCTTTTGAATGATTCGACCATCGTGGCGAACGCTCAGATCACCGGTGAACAGGCCCGCACGGCTGGCATCGGATCCGTTGCCGGGTTCAACATCAACATGTACAGCGCGGTTCCTTCCAACAGCATCACCCTCGGCGGATTCTTCGCCCAGCGTGAGGCGCTCTTGATCGCAGCCCGCGTTCCCGAAATTCCCACTGGCGTCCCGATCCCCGGAGACATCAGCGTGGTGACGGAACCCCGCACCGGACTTTCTGTCCAGGTGCGAGAGGCCTATTCTGTCCAAACAGGACAGCTCAGCAGAACCTACTGCCTCATTTACGGCTGCAAGGCCGGCGAGACAAACAGCCTCGTACGTATCAACGGAAGCTAATTCACTCGGGGAGGGCGGTGGGCTGAAAGGCTCACCGCCCTTTCCACTTTAAGAAATCCTCGCATGTCTGAATTTACTGAATGCCTGAAGGAAAGTCTGGCGGCTCTTTACACCCAGACCGGCACCGCCGCCACTATCGGATCCACAAGCGTCACCGGGATCCTGTCCACAATTTCACGCAAAGAAAACGTCGAGCTGGGCGGTTTTGATTTGGATCTGAATTCAACGTTTACCATCGACCTGACCGCCATCTCATCGGCTCCAACAATCGGATCCATTCTTGTGGCCAATTCGGTCAGCTACCGGGTGGCGTCTTTGGATACATCGGTCGGAAGCTACGTCCTCGGACTTCGAGAGGTTTAAACGTGGCCACCCGAAATCCTAAAATTTCAATTTACATGATTGCAGGGCACGAGGCCGCATTTATGGAACGCTGCCTCTCCGCATTTTCTGGATATTGCGAGGAGTTAATCGTCTGCATGGCGCAGGGATCCCGGCCGGACGACGGCACCCGGGCGATCGCTGAAAAGGCTGGGGCCGTCATAACGGAATATCACAACGCACCCGCAGGAGCCGATTGGCCGCACATCGACAACTTTGCGGCCGCCCGGAATAAAGCACTGGACGCCTGCTCCGGGGACTATGCCGTGTGGATTGACTGCGATGACCTACCCCATAAAGACCTGAAAAACGCGTTTAAAAGGGCCGTGGCGGCGTTTGAATCCGATCCGAAGGTCGGCATCTATGCCGGAGTGTATGACGTTATAAACGCCAAACTGCGCCCAGTACGGGAACGGATGGTCAAGAAAACCAACAACGGATGGACCGGGCGGTGGAACTACGCCGTTCATGAGGCGCTGTTGCCTCTTCCGGGATTCACTTCAGTGGGCGAACAGGCCGTATGGGTTGAGCATCACCCCGGTGGATACAAGCAGGGAAGCGCTGACCGCAATCTCCGCATTCTAAAAGCGCAACTCAGCGAGGCCGGCAAGTACGCGTATTATTATCAACAGGAACTTTTCCTATCCAACAACCGGGCGGAATCGATCACCTGGTCAAACGCTGCCGCCCACTGGCCGGATCAGGAGCCGACGCTGGCATACGAGGCGATGAACAATCTGGCGACGGCCACGCCTGATCGTGAAAAGCGGATTGAGCTTTATCACAAAGCTCACCACATGAATCCCAGCCGCCGGGAATCTCTTTACTATCTGGCCCGGGAAGAAGCGTCCGTCGGCCGTTGGTCGTCGGCCTACCATTATCTCAAATCGGCGATGGTTCAGTCGGATCCAGGCGTCACGGTCTGGAACGCCCAGCGCACGGTCTATGACTTTGAATGCATCGATCTGTACATCGCGGCGTGCCGTGCCGTGGGCGACAACGACGAGGCCGAGCGCGTGTGGTCGAGTTGGAGGAAAATTCGTCCGGTCAAAATTTCAATCTGTCACGCCACCCGCGGGCGACCGCAGGAAGCGATCAACGCTCGAATTCTGTGGATGAAAAAGGCGGCCGATCCAGCGGCAGTCGAATGGATCTTTTCCTGCGACGACGACGATGAAAAGGCGAAGACGCTCAAACCGTGGGGGCCGGTCATGGGCAAGGGTAGCTGCATCGCCGCTTGGAATAGGGCGGCCGCCGTCGCGCAAGGGGAGATCATTGTGCAGGGCTCTGACGATTGGGATCCTCCGCTGCACTGGGATCAGATTCTGATCGATAGGCTGGGCGATACCAGCAAGCCGAAGGTTTTGGCGATCAGCGACGGCCACCGCCAGGACGAGCTGCTGTGCATGGCAATCATGACCCGGGCGAGACTAGAGGATCAGGGCGCCATGTTTGCGGCTGAATACGATCAATGCTCGGGAATATGGTCGGACAATGAATTCAGCCACAGGGCGAAATTTGACGGAGTGATCGTGGACGCAAAAGACGTCGTCTTCAAACATAACAACCCATTTTTCACCGGCGCACCACAGGATGAAGAATTCAAAAAGCACAACGCCAAAGAAAACTACACGCTGGGAGAAAAGATTTTTAAGGAACGCAATCCGTGATTCACACGCACAATGCGTTAAGACTCGGCGACAATTTGGTGCAGTTAAACTTTCTGCGTCGCCTGTGCCTGCAAAATCCTGAATTAGAGATCACGCACTATTACAATCCCGAGCTGTGCAAATTTGAGGAAATCGACGCACTCCGGTCTGATATTTCACGCAGGCTATTTCTAAAGACGATTGACCAAGCTCCCAAAGACAGCATCGACTCCTGGCGAGGATCCAACGGCTATTGGTATGGCCACCCCGACAGATTGAATTTTGCTAAGTTTCACTTGTGCTGGTTTGAGGAACTGGCCAGCCGGATGGCCGTGAAAAATCCAATACGCAAAACGGAAGATCTCTTGTTTGATTATTGGGCGCTCGAATCGTTCATTCCTATGACCGAAGACTTTGACGTCGTCGTCATCAATTCGCCCGGATTGTCGAATCAATTCACAAATTTCAATAAAGATGACTTCACGGTTTTGATTTCAAAACTTGTCGCAAAAGGCCATCGGGTAATCACAACGGCGCCGACTGAAATCTGTCCTGCCTTTGAAAATAAAAACGTCACTTGGATCGGAGCCACGGCCGCCAAGGCGAAAGCGATCATCGGAACATCCACCGGGCCGAGCTGGCCGTGCCTAAACGTTCACAATAAAGACGCCTTTCACCTGCTTTGCGCTGATACCGAAAACGTGATCCTTACTGAACGCGGACAGATGGCCAGAAGCGCATTCCACGCCATTCATATTTTGGAAGAAGTGGGGCTGCTTTGAAAGCTGAGCTGACGAAAGCCATGGAAACTTTGGCTTGGGATCCGGCCGTCCGGTTCATCGGATACGGCGTGAAGGTGGGCGGTCGGGCCGCCGGCACGCTGAACCGCGTTCCAGATTCTCAACTGATCGAGACGCCTGTGGCTGAAAATCTCATGGTTGGAATGGCGACCGGCCTAAGTCTGGCAGGACTCAAGCCCGTTGTTTTTATTGAAAGAATGGATTTCATTCTGAACGCCTTGGACGCAATCGTGAACCATTTAGGCGCTGCTGCTCGGATAAGCTGCGGGCAATTCTATCCGGCCGCCATCATCAGAGTGGTCATCGGAAATAAAAAGAAGGCACTTTTTACAGGGCCAACGCACACGCAGGACTTCACTCAGGCGATCAGGGGAATGGTGGACTTTCCCGTCATCGATCTTTCACACCCTTCGCAGGTGGCCGGTGAATATAAATTCGCGCTTGAAGGGCTGAGCTGGGGCCGTTCGACCATGCTTGTCGAGCGAAAGGACGATTGGTGAAGCAGAACAAATACAGCGACCTGAAAATCTTCTCGTTTCCCGATAAGATCGCCAGCTTCCGGGAAGGCATTATTACGGCCCCGATCTACGTGCGGATCAAGCCGACAAATATCTGCAATCATGCGTGCCGTTTTTGCGTTTATTCTGATGGCACAACACGGCCTAAAGATCGCCCGGATCTACACCTGCAAGCCGGAATGCACACCAGCATGAACGAACGGGACGTCATGCCTACGGCCAAGGCGATGGAATTGATCGAGGATCTTTCCAGCATAGGCACAAAGGCAGTGACGTTCAGCGGAGGCGGCGAACCGCTACTGCATAGAGACATCGTTCAAATCATGACGAAGACTGTTTCGTCCGGGTTGGGTTTTTCCATCATAACAAACGGCCAGCTTCTCACCGGAGAACGGGCGGAAGTATTGGGCAACGCCAAGTGGGTCAGGATTTCCATGGACTACACCAGCGCTGAACAAATGGCCGCCAGCCGAAACGTGCCGGATCGATCGTTTGATTCGGTCATGCAAAACATAA